GCATACCTGCCCATAAAATTATTTAAGGACTCAGGCAGCGTGCCATTGTAGGCATTCGGATTACCAAGGTTGATACGCACCTTGCGCCCAACATCACGGCTGTCATCTTCGTAATCACGACTACCAAGAACAAAAGACAGATTGTGTATCTTGGTAAAGTTACCAATGCCTGACGTTAGTGTTTCGTAAATAGCTTTGGCATTACCACTCATGCCTTTGTACTGCTGCTCATATTGTTCAGCAGTTAAAGCAATATCATCAGGGGTGCGATAATAATTTTGATCATAAGAATCTACCAAATGCACATCACCATTTGGTTGCAATTCAAATGTACCAGCACCAATAGTTGCATACGATCTTTCAGCAGCACTCATGTTTAGCATCGCTGAGTCAGCCATCTGATTGCCAGAACGAATGCCAAAAGATGCAATGTCTCCGTAAGCTGGCTTATCAAAGCTAACAGCCCCAAGACGCCTATACATATTCAAAAAGAAATCTAGCTCATCAGGTTGCAGCGCATCTTCAGTAATAGGCATTTGCTCTTTCATCAAATCGCCCATCAATACATCTGAGATGGCGGCTTTCGCTGGCGTGCTTGTCACCAGATCTACCAGCTTGCCAAGCGTTGTACCTGCCGCACCAGCCTGTCTAGGCTTAGGAGTGGGCAGGGTTATGTTCACCATGTCATTGTCTATGATGCCAGCACGCACTTTCTTCTGTGTGTACTCATCAAGCTGCGCAACACGATCAGCAGCATCATCAGCATAGAAGTAATCAAAGACTCTCCGCAGGACGCCATTGGTTTCCTGCGGCATGGGTTCGCTTTCATTCCAGTTAAATGCGCCAGCAAGAAAGCCTGTTGTGTAACGAGAGTTGTCCATAGACGCGAGTATCTAAGGGCAATGAAGAAAAGCGCAACGCACATTTGCCACAATTAAGTGAGATACTTTCCCATGAAAAAAATAATATTCATTACCCCGTTCCTGTTCGTGCTGCTGTTCAGCTTTCGCATTGACTATCTAGGCAAGCTAATAAGAGCAGAAGGCGCAGAAGCACTAAGCTATCCAGACAGGGTGGCTATCTATCTCTACAACATACCAATGGCTGTGGGCGGCTTGCTGATAGGTTGCCCAGAGATTGCACTGGAAACTCTGGCATTGATGCTGCCAATGGACAGAAACAAAACCTATGTGGTTGATAACGACTTCGCCCTATCAAGCCCACGCATCAAACGCATAGTTGATAACTACCAGCCAGCTATGGGACGGGTTCCTATAGGAGGGGTTAGGTATGATAGCTATAGCGAACTCAGAGTAACTCTAGCAGCAGGAGGGGGCGGGCTCAGATGCAGCAAGACGGAATGCCGCATTAAGATAGACATTGCATACTCGGAGAATGCACCCAAGACATTCTGGATAGACGAGGCAATATTCAGCGGATTGCAAGATCTTGGCTGGCTAAACCCGTATTGGCTCGAGTATCGGTTTGATCGAACCTTGTGAGAGAAAAATGCTTGGGCTGGGCCTATTGCGTTGGTCTAGCGTCCGTTTTTCCCCCCACCCCCTCGCTATCATCACATGGCTAGGACAGGTCAATCGACACTTGTATATCACCAGCATGTAGATGCATGTGCTTGTCCGCAGCTTTATACCCAGCACGATCAAGTATATCCTTGCTGGCTTCAAGCTGAACGTACTCACTCTTGGCCCCTTGTGCTAACTTCACGACCTTAGCAGCAGCAGTTGTAGCATTCAGTCCAATCGTTTCACCCACTCGTTGCATCATATACTGTTGCACATGCGGTAGCTTCAAAGCCTTACTAGCTGTCACTCTTCCAGCGTCACCTTTAGCATAGCCTGCCACTACTGCTGCTTGAGTTATACTACAACCAGTCGCTACGAGCGTATCAACCAAAGCTGTCTGTTTATCTGTCAATTTGCGTGCGGTAAGTTCCATAACCCCCCCTTGTGTTCCCCCCCTTTTCTCACCGATACAACATGGGTCAGTCAACGCACATTCGATGACGAACTGCTGTTCGCCACCGACTCCCTTAGTCGGTCGATCCTTCATTACTGCCAGCACATACCAAGCATAGCTTGGTCGTTTCACCTGTGATCACACCCTTTGGGTGCTCCACAGTTGCCTGAAACGGGCTGTAACTCTCTCCTCAAGCCACACACGGCACACCAATCTGCGGCGTGGGGTGCATGTGCTTTGAAAAAACGGCCGCACGCGACCTAGTGCAGGGTGCAGTCACCTCGCTATGCACATGCAGGGCGCACCACGCTGCGGTGCGCTGAAACCTCAAGGCCAAACTCACTTTGCGAGTTTGACCTTGACCCCATCCACAGATCGGAGTGCTGAGGCAGGCATCTTCAGAGAGGATTCTGGAGAAATCACAAAACACAAAATGATTGGAGATCAAAATGACACGCAAGACACAAACTCAAGACACAAACTTCGCAGAGACAATCGCAGAGGCCACTATCGTAGGCTGGAACTTTGAGGCAGACGACCCAGAGACAAACAGGCACAACGAGGTGACAGGCGAACTCAACCCCAAATACAACCTTGGTGCGCTCTACCAACTTGGCAGCCGTGTCGATCAATCGGCATACACACTAGCCAAAAAGAAAGAGTGGATGATGGAGGTGGAGTTCAAATGCCAGAAAGAACTAGACCTAAACGGGCCTGAGTCTGCAATGCTCATCCGCTTTCATGCAGACATGGTCAAGGCGGAAGCCTCATTGGAAAACGCCCAACTAATCTTCGAGGCCGACATCATGGTATTCAACGCACTATCTGGAAGAATTTGGGCAGACGGAGTTCTGACACCTCAAGACCCATACGGCAGGGAATGGTTCGCCGTACAAAAAGCGAATGCATCAGAGCGCAGGGTCTTAGCACCGAAAGCACCAACAGCCAAGGAGCGTGCTAAGATAGCGGAGCAGCGCAAACAAGATGCTCTGGCACGGCTTGCATCCTAATCATCGCGGGGAAGGGCTTCGGCTCTTCCCCTTCTTTTTTTCTGCCTCGACCATCGGCCCCACTGCGTGCCGCCTGCCCCACCCCGCTACACATTCTGACAAACCCAGCCCTACACCAAACAGCAACCCTTTCCTGCAAAACCAAGCCCAATGCCAAACGGGTGCGACCAAGGTGGTACCGCGACTTACCTGACATTCAACAGCTACCATTTTCATTTCATTTTATTTTTGTACGGAGACAAACCGCATTTCATTTGCAGAGGTAACGTGATGCATAAAGAAATCGAATCCATCCTCGCATCAGTCAGCACTATCACTGGTTACACAGAGCATGAGCTGCTCTCACCACGGCGTGCTGCTGGTCTAGCTACAGCCAGACAGTATGTCTACTGGATGGCAGTACAACACACTCGCTTGTCGTATGTGCGCATTGGTGTCGAACTCTACAAAGATCACACCACCGTAATGTATGGCTACAAACAAGCACAGTTAAAGCTGAGCAACACTGTGTTTCGTTTCACACTTGATGAGATTGTTCAGCAATGGAGGTCTAGCAATGGACGGACTAACAACACCCGAATACAAGAGCGCGTACGCATTTCCAATTCAGATGATGGACATGCATATCCAAGTACCAGACGACAGTAATCCATACGAGTCTGGCTCTCGCACTCTCAACGTGCCACGTTCACTGCGTACTGCACTGGTTCGTACTGACACCAATGAAATCCTTGGCACACATGGCAGCAAATACAAGCCAGTGTTACATGATGATGTAGTCAACAGCATGATGGATGCAGTCAAGGCTGCAAACATCAGCAAAGATTACGAAGTTGAAATCAAAACCTTTGATAATGGTGCCAAGATGAAAGGTGTCATTACATTCCCCAACGTGCTGATCGAACCACAAGTTGGTGACTACATCAGGTATCGCATTCCGTTTTACAATTCATACGATGCATCATGGGCGTTCATGTACTCAGCCGAAGGTGATCGATTGTGGTGCAGCAACGGATGCTCACACCCAGACATGGTAACTGTAGGCAAGGTCAAACACACCACCAACATCAACATCGAAGGTGCTGCTGCTAAGATAACAGCAGCAACAGAAGCATTCCATGGTTCCGAAGATCAGTGGCGCACCTATGCCAAGATCAAGGTCAGCGATGAGCAGGCAATAGCCATGATTAAAGCAACGCTATGCAAGTACAACAATTCTGTCACTGGCGTAGCAGACAAGATCAATGAGGTGCAATTCAGCATGCTGATGAATGCATGGGATATTGAGAAGCGCAAACTCGGCATGAATCTTTGGGCTTTGTACAATGCATGCACATGGTGGGCATCACACCCTGATGTCACACGCACACGCTCACACCCTGATGTTATCAGCAGACAACGCAACATCGATGTCGCACGCATGATGCAACACAAGCAATGGAAAGAACTGGAAGCTGCTTAACTAAAATGATTGGAGATCATAATGCGTACAAGTTTATCAACCCAGCACAACCCTACCATACGCAGGTTTGTGTTTGACGATTACACTGCTCTTGTTATCAAGACCAAAGAAGGTGATGAGATCAGCATCATCTCTGAAGGTTTGATGAAGTTCCAGCTACATGAACATACCGCAGTGTTAGGTGATGAGGATGCGCCTCAACATTACGAGCGTTTGCGCATACCTTTACTCATGCAGCAAATAACAGATGAAGATATTCATGACATGAATCTTGAAAATCTTGTAGCTGAATAACTAATAACGACACGGATACGAAGCTGGCATCGTGGCAAGACCGTGACGCTAGGCAAGACCTGATGCCTAGAACTTTGTCATACATTGAATAACCTTACCAATAATGGGGCCGACAATTTTATTTATTGGCAATGGACGCCAAGATTGAACGTGCGTAAATGTCTCAGGAAAACGCGTAGGATTGCGTGGGTAATAACACAGTTGATTATTTTCTACCATTCCACATAACAAACCACATGATTGACTATGATATAAAACAATATCGCCATCTTCAAAATCTTTAATTTTTTTCATAGGCTTAACTACCACTGTAGAATAGGACATTATTCCCATCTGACCCATGCCAGTCCAATAACCAAGCTGGTACAATTCTACTGTGTCATCATCTACTACAATCATATCAACCAAGTTCCCTTCATGATTAATAACAGGCCGCTTGGTAAATGATTCTATGTCTGGATTGCCTTTTAATAATTGTGGAGTGCTGCCAACAACAGCAGATAGTTTTGCAATTGTTCTTGCGCTTGGAATGAACTTGGAATCTGAATTCAGAAACCGAGTGATATTTGTTGATGATGTATTAGCTTGTTCAGCCCATCGATTTGCGGTCAATTCATATTTAGACATGACCGTACGCATCCAAACGCGGATTGCTTTCCTTTCATCTTCTTCCACACCTGTCTCCTGCATAAATACAGGAGTACAGCAGACCCATATACATTGTCACCAAGTATAAACGCAGTATACCTGTTAGATATACTTGTGCAAGGTGCATTAATGCAGTACGATTTGTTGCATGAAAAGCTATTTCGAAACACTCTCATCAACTGCAAGCAATTTAAATGTTGATTTGCGTACTGCATTTATTGTCTCTGGTGTGCCCACCAGTACATTTTACAGGTCAGCGCAGCGTAACGATATGAGATATTCGACTGCAACAAAGGTGATGGATGCAATCAAGAACATTCACGCATCTCAAAAATCCTGTGCTAGTTGACCCGAACTGGCATGTGATTGTTACAAACCTAGTGGAAATGCGACACAAAAAAGAATTGTCGCAAGAGGCATTGGCACATCAAATTGGGTGTGCATCGAGCCTCATTCACAAGTGGGAACAGTACAAAAGATTGCCATCTGGCTTCTTATTTTTATGTTGGTTACAGGCATTGGATTGTGAAGTCGAAGTTAAACACAAGGGGCAGAAAAGCTAAGTGTAATCTGTGTGAATTACAGACTCATGATTTTGTTTGCCCGTTAAAATCAATCAATCCTGTCAGACATTATACTATCTGTCTTGATTGTTATGAGAGGGATACATGGCAAGCAAGGCTCGCTCAAAAGGAAACTATCACGAAAACTATTTCGTCAGGCTCTTCAAAGAGTGGTCGATCAAGGTCAAGAAACAACCACTCTCAGGCAGCTTGGGAGGAGAGTATAGCGGAGACCTCATCATCGAACTCAACGGAGAACGACTGGTGGTGGAAGTAAAGTACCGCAAAGCAACAAGCTTTCCGTCCCCGTTTACTGTTCTGAACAACCGCAACGCCGCAATCTACAAACGTGGCAATGGCACCGACCCGAAGTGGGTGCTGATATTACCCGACTACATAGTCGAAAAGATTTGGAGATCACAATGAGCTTTACCATCATGGGTAAGGTGTATGCCACTGATGTTGGTGACTCGCTTGCCAAGTTTGTGCTGCTTGTACTAGCAGAACATGCCGACAACGATTCACACAACTGCTGGCCTAGTCTTACCCGCATTCAATCTATCACGCATCTATCACGCCAATCAGTAGTCAACAAGCTAGACTATCTTACTAGCCGTGGTTTCATACAGCGTGAGCGTGGACACAAAGGGCAGTCCACCAGATATACTATCCTAGTCCACCAGCTAGACCAGGCTAGTCCACCAGCTAGACCCGAACCTGTCATAGAACCTAATAACAATAGCAGTAGTCAGCCAATCGCTCATGATTGGGTTGCTAGTGAAGAGTTACGCTCTGCTATAGATAAAATCCCTAATCTTGAGGAGATCGATCATGACATTGAAGAAGCTCAGTTCCGTTGCTATTGGCAAGAGCGCGGAGGCATCAACCAAGACTGGGATGCCAAGTACAAATGGTTCATCAAGAAGCATCGTACCAAGCAGCCTGATGCGCCAAGCAGCTTTAACCAAGCTCGTTCAACTAAAGCCAGACGAAACAGTGAACCAACTGGTATCTGGAATGATGTCGCTAGGGGTGTTGGTTGAACCACGCATGCTTACACGATTCCCAGACAATAGTGTGCGGATTACCATCACACATTATGATGTGCATACAGCACGTGACATTACAGATGAGCGTATTGATCAGGCTATTGAGCGTGCAATGTGCTCACTCACACCAATGCCCGAAGATGATATGTACAAAAACCTGCAAGCCACGGTCATGCTAATGGCAAAGCCAGCAGGTGAAAGTGCCAATGATCTGAAGATGCGATTGCAATTGCTTGTGGCAAATATGTCTGACTGGCCTGCCGATATATTCCTAGCTTCACTCAAAGCAGTAGCAGAAACAAACAAGTTCTTTCCTGCATTTGCGGAGTTTCACAGGCACTACTCTATTCACATTCGTAAGCGCAGACTCATACTTGAAGCGTTGCATAAATACAGAAACGAACATTTTATTTCTTGATACGACTGCATTAATGCATTAGTATCTTCTAAACGATTGGAGATCGACATGGAAAGAAAAGGTTTTATTGGTGGATCAGATGCAGTGCGTATCATGCGCGGTGATCTCTACCAACTTTGGCTAGAAAAAACAGGACGTGAAGAGTCTGCTGACCTGTCAGATGTATTCGCTGTGCAGCTTGGGATAGCCACAGAAGAGTGGCACGTATCACAAGTTGCACAAGAACTTGGCTCTAATGTTCACGAATATCAGCACACATTCCAAACAACTTATAACAACAGGAAGTCAATGAACCATCATGTGCCTTTCAAGGGCACGTTTGATGCTACCATTTACTCACCAGAAGATGAGTTGTGGGGTATTGAGTGCAAGCATACCAATGAGCGACAGACTATGGCAAAGCAGATAGAATACTACATGCCGCAGCTACAGTTTTATTTGCACCTCAGTGATGAAATAAACAACCTCTGGTTCTCTTGTATCTTTGGAAACTTGAGGCGCGAAATGGTGCAGGTAAAAGCAAGCTCTCATTGGTATCTGACAATGATGCCAAAGATACATGAGTTCTGGGAATATGTCCGTACTGACACAGCACCACCAAGAGAGACAGAACCTGTTGATGTATCGATAGATGCAGTAGCAATCAATCAAATGACCGCACGAAATATGGTGGGTGATAACGAGTTTGCTAGCTACGCACATGACTTTATCGAAACAAAGTCAGCGCACAAACAACATGAAATTTGCAAGAAGAAATTAAAACAGATGGTCTCGCCAACTGAGCGTGAAATCTACAATGACAATCTTGCAATACGCCGAGCCGCTAATGGCTCACTTCGCTTTGTCGAACAAAAGGAGGCCTCGTAATGGCAGGTATAAACACACAAAACGGAATGATCCTGCGTGATTTAAAGGAAGGAAAGAAGATCACGCCCATGACTGCAATCAAAGACTACCACTGCATGCGTCTTGCTGCACGTATCTATGATTTGAGACAGCAAGGTTATTCTATTAGCAGATCGATTGTCCATGGCGATGATAAGCAATGGGCAGAATATAAAATGGCACAGGCCAACGATAATCAGCCTGTGCCTGTCAAATAAGATTGGAGATCTATCTTGACAGTTCAACCTATCAAAAAGGATGCAAAGGTGAAAGCCCCTTCAGATCCAAAAAACTTCGATGAGGCAATGCTTGCCTTCCAGAAACTAGCTGTGACTGCAACCAAAGACGGTAAGAACCCACACTTCAAGAGCAACTACTCTACTCTTGAAGAGGTCATGTCTGCTGCACGACAAGCCAATCAGTTCGGCCTGTACTTCATGCAACCATTGCAGATGATACAGATTGGCGAACAGATTGTGCAGGTTGTGCAAACTGAAATCACGCACGCAGCGACAAACGAGACACGCACAAGCCAGTGTCCCGTGAGATCACAAGACCCAACTAACCCGCAGAAGATGGGCAGTGGCATTACATATGCCAAGCGATATGCACTGCAAGCAGCGTTTGGTCTGCCATCAGAAGATGATGATGCCAACGAAGCATCAAGGCCATCTAACGGGCCGCAAGGAACCAGGGTTCAAAACATACATGAAGAAAAAAAGACTGAAAGAAAGGCGGCATTCTAATGGCGTATGAAACAAAACAAAACAAAGGCAGCGCATGGCCTTTGGATGACAGAGTGGGGGATGTAATTCTCGCAGGGAAAATCAATGTTGATACCTTCCAAGCTGACCCGAAAAGGGATCACATGCCCAAAGTTTTAGTTGTTAACGAAAGGGTAAATCAGGGCCAGAAAAACCGCCTTGCGCTATATGTCCAAGTGGGAACTTTGTTTGCTGAACCAGAAGACAGCGACAAAAGCTATGCTTACTCAGGCCCATTCGGAAACAACACATGCTTTGGTTATCGCAACACAACATCAGGTGGACAAAGTTATCTGGGGTTGAGTGTTGTTGAGCCGAACCCTGATTACGCCAACGGTTCCATGACAGCCACCGTAAAAGAAAACAACGGTTCCATGACAGCCACC